CCCCGCGGCTTCAATGAACCTCACCGTGTCCGTGATCCGCCAATCCCCCTTCGCTCCGCGAGCCGGCGTGGCGAAGTGCGCAGGACAGGGCTGCGAGGAGCGCGACAACTGCTTGCGCTTCCGGCGTCACATCGCACCGCTCCAAGCTTGGGCCTCGTTCGACATCGAGCGGCAACGCTTGGGCGGCGAGTGCCCGAACTTCGACAAAGTGCCGGTGAGGAAACCGTGATCGCCTACGGCAGCAATCCTCAGCGAGTCGGGAAGGTGGCGCCGGGGACCAAGCGCGGGCTGATCGGGAAAGGTCCGCAGTCGCATAGAGCGACAGCCCCTAAGAAGCCTGCGCCTCTGAAGTAGACGGATTTAGATGAAGGGCCAAAAGACGGGCGGCCGTCGCAAGGGCACGCCGAACAAGGCGACGAAAGACGTGCGCGCGGCCATTGCGCTGCTCGCGCAGAACAAGATCGGAGAGCTCGAGGAGTGGCTTGATCGCACGGCGAAGAAGAATCCGGCGATGGCCGCGAAGATCCTCCTGGAGACGATCGAGTACCACATACCGAAGCTTTCCCGATCCGAGCTGACGGGCAAGGACGGCAAGGAACTGCCGAGGGAAGTGATCTTCCAGATTCATGGCGGGAAGTGAGGCGCAGCAGGTTGTAGCGGTGCGGCTGCCGCCGGCGCTCATGCCGTTGATGGAAGAGGGCAATAGGCATCGGTACTACGTAGCGTACGGAGGCAGGGGCTCTGGAAAGTCTTGGACTTTCGCACGGGCGTTGCTCATGCAGGCGATGCGCGATCCGCTGCGCATTCTTTGCGTTCGGGAGATTCAGCGCACGATCGGCGACTCGGTTCACAGGCTGCTCGCCGATCAGATCAAGGCGCTCGGCCTTGAGTGGTTCTACGAGATCCAGGAAACGACGATTCTAGGGCTGAACGGGGCGCAGTTTCTGTTCGCCGGACTTCGAGGGATCGACGCAGCGAAGGTAAAGAGCTTCGAGGGCATCGACATCGTGTGGGCGGAAGAGGCTCAGGCGATTGTGAAGAAGTCGTGGGAGGTGCTGATCCCCACGATCCGCGCGGAAAAGTCTGAAATCTGGGTGAGCTTCAACCCGGAACTAGACACCGACGACACCTACCAGCGGTTCGTCGTGAACCCGCCAGAAAACGCATGGGTGAAGAAAGTAACCTGGGCTGACAACCCGTGGTTCCCTGCGGTGCTCGAGGAGGAGCGGCTGTCGCTCCTGAAGCGAGAGCCGGAGGAGCACGCGCATATCTGGGGCGGGGCGCCGCGAACGGCTGTTGTCGGCGCGATCTACGCCAGAGAAGTGCAGCAGATGATCGAGGACGGTCGCTTCAGGCCGGTGCCCTACGACCCGAAGTTGAAGGTGCATACGATTTGGGACCTCGGGTGGAACGATCAGACCTCCATCATCTTCGCGCAGCGCGTGGTCTCGGAAGTCAGGATCATCGACTACGAGGAAGAATCGTTCCTGCGATACGACGAGTGGGCGAAGAAGTTGATCGCCAAGCCCTACGTCTACGGCGGCCACTGGCTACCGCACGATGGGGGCAACAAGACGCAGGGCGGTGGCGGGAAGAGCGCGCAAGAGCAGTTGCACGCCCTGCTAGGTCAGAAGCCCAAGGTCATTGCGCGGCCGGCGTCGGTCGAAGACCCGATCAAGGACGCGAGGATGATGTTCCCTCGGGTCTACCTGGACGAAAAGCGCGGCGCGCGACTCATGGAGTGTCTGAAGCGCTTTAGGCGCGGCGTGCCGGAATCGACCGGAGAGCCAGGTAGCCCGGTGAAGGACGAGTTTCGCCACGGCGCGGATGCGTTCGGTGGACTCGCCACGATCGTTGACAAGATAGGCAACGAGAACAAACCGATCGCGCGGGTGCCGGTCTTTGGACCTACGGACGCAGAGATAGGACTGTAAGCAGGCAGCAATTCATAGTCAGCCGCCCACGGGCGGCTTTTCTTTTTCAGGAGACAGCATGGCGGCAAACACAGTCAGCCCCACGATGAACCTGCGGGTTGGAGTGGGGATTCAAGAGGACGACCAATCCGTCATTCTTGTCACATGGAACCACCTGAACAACACGCAATGGTGGGGCGCCCCCGTGCCCTATTCCCAGTGGGCCGATCGCACCGTGCAATTTTCCGGCACCTTCAACTCCGCGACGGTGGTTCTCGAGGGCTCGAACGACGGGACAAACTATAAGACCTTGACCGATGCCGCAGGAACCGCGCTCTCGCTTACCGCGGCCGGGCTCAAACAGGTGACGGAATCGCCCCTCTTTGTGCGCCCCAACGTGAACACGAACGTAGGCGTGGCAACGGACATCACTTGCTCGCTTCTCATGCGACGCAACGGCAGACTCACAAGGTAGGAGCGAACATGGCCACACAAGACGGTATCGACGCGCTCAAAAGGCTGGCGGTGCAGTTCCGCGGCATTCTTGACCTGGCCGACGCGCTCGAGCGGATCAACTCGGTGGAGCAGTCTGAGGCCGAGGCGCGGGCGAGAATGGATGGCCTGGGCAAGCAGATCGCGAAGAAGGAGGGTGAGCTGAATGACGCGCTTGCGGCTATCGAGAAAGCACGCGGCGAAGCCGACGAAATCGCTGTCCAAACACAAGCAATGACTCAGGCGATCAATGCCAAGGCCGAGACTGAAGCGAAGAAAGCGATTGAGGCCGGAAACCGAGAGGCCGAGAAAATTATCGCTGAGGCAAAGGCTGAAGCCAGCCGCATCACGAGTTCGGCCAATGCTTCTGCGGACAAGGCTCGCGCAGAAGCGCAGGCAGCCAAGAACGAGGCAGCGGACGCTTTGGCGCGAAGAGACACCTCGCTTGCAAGCTTGAAGGTAGCGGAAGACAAGCTCGCCGCCGCGAAAGAGCAGATCAGCAGACTGCTGAAGGGCTGAACAAAGCGTGGCACTCACGATCACCCACCCGACCGCTGCAGACGGGACGTTTTCCGCTTCTGGGGCTGCGGCATGGAATGAGGCGCACGCGATAGCGGACTTGTCCGCAGCATCGAAGCTGCTCGGTTCTGGATCTGCCTCCGCCACCCCGACCGAGATCACGCTCGGCACGAATCTCTCGATGAGCGGGACGACGCTATCGGCTAGCGGAGGATCGAGTTCACCATCGTTTCCGGGTGGCATACCTCTAACCGGCGTGTCATACCCGTCCGTATACAACGTGAGCGTAAGCACCGGGGATACGGACCTTTACACGGTGCCGAGCGGGAAAAGAGCCATGCTGTGGAATATGCCGGTAATGAACAATTCTGGTGTTGGCAACATCTCCCTATACCCAGAAATAAAAGTAAGCGGTACTTATTACCGACTTCAAACAACCTCTGCACCACTCGCGAACGGCTCTCAAAATACGAACTTCACTGCCATTGGGTATATAGCCGAAGCAGGAGAAATTATCGCCATCAACACGGCCACCAACAACGGAGCAATGGTGAGTGCCGGGGTGGTGCAATTCGACAATACCTGCCTACTGTATTCGTCCAAACTTACCTCGCTATCGGCCGGAGACAACACCGTTTACACAGTGCCAAGCGGGAAAACTGCGACCCTTCTCTCCGCCGTATTCGGAACTAGCATTGGCTCGATAGGGGCAATGGTGTACGTGAACGCATCAGGCGGGGCGAGAACATTTTCATGGAAATTCAAACCTTCAGGCGGGAGCGCAACGCTGCTGGCACCGTCGCAATCGCCCGGCGACGGGACTAGAACACAAGTTGCAACCGCTTTGTCGATGGCCGCAGGAGATTCCATAATCATCAACACGGACGCTGCGACGGCGACGCAATTTGCGTGGGTCAACGTGATGGAAATATGAGCGGTAATTTCTTCGGCGGCCAGTTCTTCGGCGGTGGATTCTTTGGTGCGATTGTGGCCGCAGCAATAGAGAACTATCAGCACTTCTTCAGGCGCAGGTTTCGCAGGTGAAGAGGCTGGTTCTCTGTCTCGCGCTCGTCGGCTGCACGCAGCAGCCCGACAACACGCAGCCCGTGAAGGTGACGTTCGTTGCCTCGAGCGCGGAGGTGAAGTCGCTCTGCGGGAAGGACGACGTGCTGGAGGGCTTTGGCTGCGCGAAACAAAGTCGAAGCAGCATCAACCCTGGCGGCGCGTGCGAGATCGTCGCGGTGAAGCCGCGTGGGTTCGATGATGGCGAAGCAGTGAAAACCCTGGGGCACGAGCTCTTGCACTGCCTCTGGGGCCCGGTACACATCTAAAGGGAATCGCATGGACGAGCCACTGCCCGAGCAGACAACCGGGCAGGGGGAAGTTGCGCCCTCCGAGGACGAGTTCAGCCGCCTTGATGCGTTCGGCGAGTCGCTTGCGAAGAAGCGAAGCGAAGCGATCCAAGCCCGCGAAGAGTCAGGAATCGAAGTCCAATGGCAGGAGGACGAGGAGTTCTACCAGGGCATAGACGACAAGAACAGGAATGAAAGCGCGAATGCCTGGCGCACCAAGCCCCCCGGTCAGTATCAGGCCGAGGCGAAGGGCGAGACGCGAAGCACGGTCTTCTTCAACATCACGCGGCCCTACGTCAACGCCGCGGCGGCTCGCATCGCGGACATGCTGCTGCCATCGGACGATCGGAACTTCGAGCTCCTGCCAACCCCGCTGCCTGATCTGGCGGGGCTCGCGAACGGCAAGATTCCTTCGAGCATCAAGGCTGCAGCGGCCAAGGCGGTAGACCAAGCCGGCACGCAGAAGATGATCGCCGACGCGCAGGCTCAGGCGAAGCAGAAGATCGACGAGGCGAAGGAGAAGGCCGAGAAGGCGCAGACCCGGATCGAGGACTGGATGGTCGAGTGCCAGTACCACGCCGAGGTGCGCCAGATGATCGAAGACTGCGCGCGGATAGGCTCAGGGGTGCTCAAGGGCCCGGTGCCCATGAAGCGGCGCAAGGTGGCGATGGTCGGAAACGCGCTCGAGATCGCCGAGGAAATCTGCCCGGTCACGAAGCGCATCGACGCCTGGA